CGTGAGCGTGATGCATGGGTGATCGATCCTGACTACGCCAAGATGACAGTGCTGCGCCCTTACCAGCAAGTTGAATTGGCCAAGACTGGCGACGCTGAAAAGCGTATGCTGATCGTTGAGTGGGGTCACAAAGTGTTGGCTGAAAATGCCCATGGTTTGGCCGCTGACTTGATCACTTCTTAATCGAAGCAAACTGAAAGGGCCAGGGAAACTTGGCCCTTTTTTTAACATGATTCACAAAAGACTATTAAGCGAAAACAAAGATCAAGGCATCAAACGCTACTGGCATGAAAACCCAGAGACTGGCGATGTGACGATCCAAACAGAACAAGATGTCACAGCGGTGATTGAGGCCAACAAGGCCATCTATAACGCTGTGGATGAGAAAGCCAACTGGACTGGTGAATGGCACTTGGTGGCATCCATCCCCGAATCCCTTTATTACAAGATGAAGGCCGAGGGCAAGATCGATGACCAGGAGTACATGAAAAAATGGCTCAACGACTCCGACAATAAATTTTTTAGAACTAGACCTGGGAAAGTATGAATTACATTGCAGTATGCACACCGGCCCGTGATCAGGTCCACACAAATTACACATATTGCATGGTCAATATGGTGGCTTATCACACACTCAATACCGAAGACGCTATCAGTCTGAAACTGATGCAAGGCACGATTATCCAAAACCAAAGGGCTGACCTTTGCTTGGATGCCATGGCCGAAGGCTGCACCCATATCCTTTTTATTGACTCGGACATGACATTTCCGCAAGACATGGTCCAGCGGCTGCTCAAGCACGACAAAGAAATTGTGGCTGCCAACTGTGCCAGGCGCAGAATGCCAACTGGCCCAACTGCCCAGAACTATGACGAGAATGACAAGCGTATTCCGGTCTATACCATGCCAGATTCCACCGGATTGGAAGAGGTGGGAAGCATTGGAACGGGCATAATGCTGATCAAGCGCGAGGTGTTTGAGGGCATGAGTGAGCCATGGTTTGATATGCCGTGGCAGACGACACGGGGCTACATGGGTGAGGATGTGTTCTTTTGTAAGAAAGCTCAAGAGCTTGGCTACAAAATCTACATCGACCATGACGTTTCAAAAGAAATTGGCCACATTGGCACATTTGAATTTCGCCATGAACACACTTGGATTGTGAAAGAAGAGATGGACAAAGAGGCGAAAGATGGCACTTAGTACATATACAGAACTGAAGACATCCATTGGTGACTGGCTTAACCGGTCGGACCTGACTTCTGTCATTCCTGACTTTATCTCTCTGGCCGAGGCGCAAGTGGAGCGAACACTGCGCACCAGGCAGATGATCGTCAGGGCTAATGCGTCTTTTGATGCGCAATATGGCGCTGTGCCAAGTGACTTTTTGGAGACCAAATCCCTCAAGCTCACAAGCACAAACCCCCAGACCCCATTGGAATTTTTGAGCATTGATGCCTTGGACAACAAGGCGGCTGAATACACTGGAAGTGGCAAGCCTAGATTCTTTGGTGTGGTCGGTGGCCAATTCCGAATTGTCCCGACACCAGACGCAACATATACAACTGAGTTGACCTATTACGCTAAGTTGACAAAGTTATCAAGCAGTGTGGCCACCAACTGGCTTTTGACATCAAACCCTGACATTTATCTGTATGGCGCATTGCTCCAGGCTGCACCATACTTGCAAGATGATGCGAGAATCCAGACATGGGCAACACTCTATGAGCGAGCCTTAAATGACGCGCAAACTGCCGATGATCGCGGTGCATCTTCTGGTGGTGCATTGCTGACCCGTGCAAAGACTTTTGGATAAGGACTGATATGTCATCTTTTACCGATTACACCGAAAACCTAGTTTTGAACTGGGTGTTCACCACAAATTCTGCAACACGCCCTACTGCCTGGTATGTTGGCCTATTCACGGCTGCACCAAGCGACACGGGTGGTGGTACTGAGGTGTCTGGCAATGGCTACGCACGGGTGGTGACTGGAACAATTTCCGGCTCTGGCACGGCCACGACATTTACCAATGCAGCGGCCATCGAGTTTGCAGCTGCCTCCGGTGGAAACTGGGGATCAATTGGCTGGGCTGGCATTTTTGATGCATCTACTGGCGGCAACCTTTTAGCCTGGGCGCCATTGACCACAGCTCGCACAATCAATTCTGGCGATGTCTTGCGCATTCCAGCCACATCTTTGAGCATTACATTGGCGTGATATGGCCACTTATGGATCGGGGAATTTTGGCGCTGGTCAATACTCTGATCCAAGGGTAGGCTACGGCTACGGCTCCTACGGGGCCGGAAATTACTCCAGAGGCTCATTCGAGCCAAGTGTGGCCATCAGCGCCACCAGCTCCATGGCTATTGAAGCCTCGGTAATCTCAAATGCCCAGTTTGAGATTTATGCCCAGTCCACCATGTCGGTGGATGCCACCAGATTCACATTTGCTGAAGTCCTGATATCTGACACAAGTACAGTCGCAATTGACGCAAGTGTCATTGTGTCTGTATCACTGGCCATTAGTGACACCAGCTCCATGGCCGTGGATGGGGTGCGCTATGCCATTGGCGCAGCCAGCATCAGTGACACAAGCACCATGGCTGTGGATGGTGTCAGATATGCCATTGGCGACATTGCCATCAGCGACACAAGCATAGTATCGATTGCAGCCACTAGGGTGGCATTTGGCGCGTTTGACATTGTTGACACATCGACACTGACTGTCTCAACAAATATTATTGGCAGCACTGGCTTTAATGTGGTGGCCACCAGCTCAATGGCAGTGGATGCGCAGCGCAGACAATCTGGTGCAGTGGCATTTACAGAATCGTCATCTATGGCGGTCAATGCAAGACTAAAATGGGAAGACGAAAACGACACGGCAGAAACATGGAATCCGATTTCTGACAATTCAGAGACCTGGACACCAATATCTGACCAATCAGAAACATGGACTGCAATTTCAGATTCAAGTGAAACTTGGACCGCAATTGCCGATAATAGTGAAACTTGGCAAATAGCCGCATAGGGGTAAATATGGCAGATACAACCACCACGAATCTATTGCTGACCAAGCCAGAGGTCGGTGCATCCACAGACACTTGGGGAACAAAGATCAACACCGATCTGGACAGCATTGACGCATTGTTTGATGCCGGCCCAGTGTTGAAGGTGGCCAAGGGTGGCACGGGAATATCCAGTTTTGGGACAGGAATTGCCACTTTCTTGGGAACTCCAAGCAGTGCAAATTTAAGGTCTGCTTTGACAGACGAAACTGGAACTGGCTCTGCTGTATTTGCTACATCACCTACTTTGGTGACTCCGATTCTTGGAACACCAACATCAGCAACGCTGACCAATGCGACTGGTCTTCCTTTATCTACAGGCGTTACAGGAAATTTACCAGTAACTAACCTAAACTCAGGAACATCAGCTAGTGCGTCAACATTCTGGCGTGGCGATGGTACATGGGCCGCTGCTGGTGGCGGTGGAAAAGTTTTGCAAGTTGTCCAAGGTACAAAATCAGGTGCTACTTACACAGTATCTGGAACTTATGCTTCAACTGGTGTATTTGCAACAATTACACCATCATCAGCATCAAGCAAAATTATGGTAATTGCGACTAGCGGACAATGCTATCAACAGTCTGGTGGTTTAAAAATAAGGTTGTATAGAGGAACAAGTGGAGAAGGTAGCGGTTCTTCTGTTGTAGATAACTGGGGGTTTGGGGATATAAGTGGTCAGCACGTTGGTGCAACTTTAAATTGGTATGACGCACCCGCATCAACTAGTGCATTAACATACACTGCTATGCAAATATCATCTAATGGAAGCAGTTTAGTTGGTTTTGTTGGCGGTGGCTCTGCCTCAATATTACTTTTGGAGATTGGCGCATGAACGCAAATTACGCTTTTGAACTTATTGCTTTATATCCAACTGTCGTCAATGTTGGCGATGATGGTGCTTTTGATGCCAATGGAAATAAAGTTGAATACGATGCTGCCGCAGTACAAGCAAGGGTAGATGCAAAATCTTACATTGCCAAACGAGCAGCAGAATATCCATCAATCAACAATTACGTTGATGGCATTGTCAAGGGTGACCAAGCGCAAGTGCAAGCGTACATTGATGCTTGCTTGGCGGTTAAGGCTAAATATCCTAAACCCTAATTATGGAAAACGAAGTCACCCATAAGCAAATCTACGACAGACTGGTTGAAGTTGAAACCAAGGTAGATAGCATAGACAAGAACACTAAAGGGCTTGTAGAGGCTTTTGATGCCTTGCAAGGTGCTTTTAAAGTCTTGGGATGGATTGCTTCTGCTGCCAAGCCTATTTTGTGGGTGGCTGGTCTAATCATGGCGGCTGGTGCTGTCTGGCAGACTTGGATTAAAAAATGATGGATTGGCTAGAAGCTATTGTGGCTCTAGCCTTTTTGTTTTGCTTTGTCATGTTTTGCGCTAATGTCATTCTTTGGGCGATGCCGTGAGATGGCTTATTGCACTTGTCCTAATTCTTTCACTTCACTCTACTGGTCAAGACCTTTGTAGTGTCAGAGAGTTTTATGGGATTGCTTACACAATACACAACCCAACTGAACGTCATCAACAAATGTCTGCTTGGCTTACAAAACATCAGAACTTATGTAAAAGTACCGACATGGTTGTAATTTGGAATAATCTAAGTGAGTGGGCTGGAAGTGCAGATAGTGCAGAACTAAGACACAAAGTTATCATTGCCTACAAAAATGCACTTGAGAGGGAAAAGAAATGATTGATACCATTAAATTATTCCCTACTGTTCAACCCTCTGGTTATCCAGATAAGCATGACCTTGCTCAAGTGAAGCTAGAGAAACAGCATGAAATGAACAAGGTAAATGAGTTGGCCAAACAAAAACAGACTCAATTACAAGACATAGGGTTTGAGATTTATTGCAAGAAGTCAGTTCAAGAGAGACTCCGCATGGAGATATTCCAAAATCGTAAACTGGATATTTATGTATGAAACAAGACCAAGATGTTGTCGGTAAGTTGACTTATTCAGTTACCTTGATGGTAGCTTCTACTCTTTGCTTATCAGTATTAGGAATGGTTGCGGCTTTTCTTCTAGGCTTATGGGCTAAAGAGGTTGATAACGCAGAAATTTTCTCCATGCTTCACCCTGCTTTTCAAACCATTATTGGTGGCTTTATTGGGCTTTTGGCAGGGGTAAAACTCTCGCATGGCGACAAACATCATTGCAAACATTGTGAGGACTAATCATGCTTGATATTCTTAGTGGCGGTTTACTAGGCTCAATCTTTGGCGGCATCTTTCGCATGGCCCCAGAGGTCTTAAAGTATTTTGACAAGAAGCATGAGCGCTTGCACGAACTGAATATGTTTGCGCGCCAGTGCGACCTGGAGCAAATGCGTGGCCAAATGAAACTCGCAGAAATAGGCGCACAAAGAGAGGCTGCCATTGATGTTGGCGTGATGGATGCTTTTAACAGTGCCATTCAGCAACAGGCCGACATGGTCAAAGCA